CCAAAGATGAGAGATCAAGAGATTAAAAAGTTTAAACCGAGATTAAAAGAAAAGTGTCCAGGCTTTGAGGAATTGAGATGAATCAGATACAAATACATTTAAAACCAATGAGCGTTAATGAGGCTTGGTGTCATCCTGGAAGGCGTTATAAGAGCAAGAAGTATAAGAGCTACACAGACACAGTTTTAATGATGCTGCCTTACCTTGATATACCTGAAGGTAATTTAGGCATCAGAATCGAGGCTGGCTTAGTTAAAAATGCTGACCTGGACAATATTTGTAAACCTATTTTGGACATTATTGAGAAGAAGTATGGATGTAACGACAATCGCTTTCTTGAGATCAACTTAGTGAAGAAGATCATTAAGCGCGGAGAGGGCTATTTTAATTTTTGTATTTGGGGGGTTGTATGAGTTTAGACGCAACAGTATGGGCATGGAATCAAAAAGTTAAAGCAACGCAGAAATTGGTTCTACTTTCATTGGCTGACAGAGCTGGAGAGAATCATGATTGTTGGCCTTCTATTGAACGCTTAGTTGAAAACACAGGTTTAGATAGAAAAACTGTGATTAAGGTTATTAAAGAAATGGTTGATCTTGGCCTTATACATTCTCAAAAGAAAGCATTTGGAAGGTCAAATACTTACACATTGATTGGTATTACTGAACATACCAGGTCTTCTCATAAGGTATCACAGGGTATCAATAGTACCAAAAACGGTACTAATGCCAATAGTCCCAAAAACGGTACTCCAATAGTCCCTGAAACGGTACTTTTAAAAGTCCCAAAAAAGGGACACAAATCTACAAAGGAATCTATCAAGGAATCTAAAAAAGAAAAAAAGATAAAAAAAGAAAATCTTATTGAAGCATTCTCTGAAGATGAAAAAGAACTTATACAAACTTTAATTGATCATCGAGAAGAGATTGACAAACCTTTTAAAACTGAAAGGGCTGTTCGCATGTTAGTTAAATGTTTGGATCACTATGCTCAGGAATGGGACATTACTTTGGATGATGCTGTTGATTATTGGTTGAGTAAAGAGTGGCAGTCAATTGATGTGAGTTATGAATATCCATTTAGGTCAAGAGATCGTTCTAATGATAACAAACTACAGAAGGGGACAGTTGCGGCAATGAACCCTATGCAACAGAGTCGAATTAATCAAACTAACAAACAACTTGAAAAGGTAGCTAATTATGAATGAGAATTTAGTAGCAGAGAAGTGCGCGGAAGACATCGTTAACAAGATGTGTGTCTATGGAAAGATTAAGCTCGCTGAAAAAAACTTATGGGCCAATGAGATCGTTGAGTATTTAAAAATTAAGAAGACTGACTACACTCCAATTCAACACAACAAGGTTGTTGATGTGATTCCTGTAATGGACTTTGATCATGGCATTGAGATACTCCTGAATTATATTAAGAATGTCCAGGACGAAACTTTACAGATTGAAGCTCCGAAAGAGGAGGCTAGTCCAATAGAGATTTTTGAGCTGATGAACCATGAGGAAAAGATTAACAAATGTAAATCCTGGTTAACTTGTGGCTGTCCAAAGAGAGCCATACCAAACTACATCTACGACTACCTAAAGGTTATTGATGAGGATACAAAGGCTGAAATGAGAAAGCTGTTTGTCCAGGGCCAGGAGAAAGCACTAGAGAGTAGAGGCGCTGTAAAGAGTTTGGCTAGAGAAATGAGTATGGACAATGTCTAAGTATCGAAAAGCAGCACAAGGTGAGCATTGTACGATTCGTTTACCAGGTTGTTTGCCTGGGACAGAGACTTCAGTCCTGGCACACCTACCGAATAGATCAATGGGAAAAAAGAATAATGACCTTAATTCGGCTATAGCGTGCTATTCCTGTCATCAAATCGCTGATGGCGCTGTTCAAACAGACTTGGAGAGAGAGTGGGTAGAGCTGATGTTTAGAAGAGGCCAGGAGAGAACGATTAATCGAATGATTGAAAAGGGAGTTTTAAAGGTATAGGGCATTTAATTTTTGGTACTACATTTAGTGCTTACAGCCGAATTTTGCGTGTCCTATCCCTTTACAACTAGAGGAGAGAAATATGGAGTTAATTAACAAAGCAGTAGCATGGGCTAAAGCTAACAAGTCATTGGCAATAATCTTTGGATTTATTGTGATTGGAATTGGCGCTCAGTTATTGGGGTTAAGTTAAAAGAAATGAAAATAATAGTGAAAAGAGATACGCCAATGGAAGCTAATGAGATGGCAGCTAACATGATTGTATCTCATTTCGCTAAAGCTAAAAGCGACAAAGCAATTATTGAAATTACTGATGAGAGAAATCAAACCAGGTCACAACAGCAAAATCGACTGTATTGGTCGTGGTGTAGCTTGTTAGGTGACTTTCTTGGATATACCAAAGACGATACAGCTCTATTGCTACAAGAAAAATTCCTGGGAAGGCATGAGTTTACTAATAAAGCGGGAACAGTTGATATTTCTCAAGTTTTAGGAACCTCAAAACTAAAGACTAAAGAATTTGCTGAGTATCTTGAGAAGGTTGAGATATTTTCTGCCAATGAATGTAATTTTGTATTGCCAAGACCTGACGATTTGTACTGGCAAGCAATGGGAGTAACTGATTGACCAAAAAACACACTCAAAATTTAGTTATTGAAGATGATTTAAATGAAAGATATGTTGCTTGTTTACTTCTTTATGCTGAAGCTGAAGGTATAGAAGTTGACGAAGCGCATGACGATGTAACCGCATTTCTAAAAGAGTATGAGCTGGATGTAGATAGAACCAACATACCTCTTAGCAAAAACAAAAGATACCATTGATAAAGATAAAGGTTCCAATTTGGTTTTTTAGTCACAAGAAGTTACCGCGCCAGGCATTGCTGCGTACTTGGAAAAAGGTAGCCACTACTGGTAACTGTGAAAGAGGCCAGGGCTGGAGAGTTGGGGAGACGCATCACAGAGCAAAACTAACTGATCATGATGTGGAGCTTATACGATTGCTGCGTGAAGGCGGCATGAAAATTAAAGAAATTGCTCGCAAGTTTGAATGCAGTCCATCAAACATTAGCGAAATAACAAATTATCGACATCGTGTGAATGTGGGTATAGCTGTAAGAAAAGTTTTTGAATAATGAAAAGGAGTTCTAATGAGTAATAAATATAAACCTTATTGGTCTGAGATGTTAAACAAGGCCGAGCTAATGAAGTTGGATAGTAAAAAACTAGAAAAGATTGGTCGTAAGCATGGGCTTGAGCTGGATAGACGCCGCACTAAAGAGAACTTAGTTAACACCTTGTATGAGCATCTATGAATTGTTGGCATTGCCTTGAAGAATTAATATGGGGCGGTGATCACGATTTGGATGATGAAGAATTTGATATGGTGACTAATTTGTCTTGTCCAAACTGTGGTGTGTTTGTTTTAGTTTATTTACCTAGGGAGGATTAAATGAAAAAGTTAAAACCTGATGCAAAAGTAACAATAAGAGAAGGGCTGTCAGCAGCAAAATGGCGCAGTCTGAATAAACCTTTTGAACCTGGCATGAGTAGTTATAAAGATTTAGGAATAGAATACTTCAAGGGAAAGTCTAGTAAGTTTTGGGATGGAGTGCTGTTGGGATTGATCCTAGGCTACATTCCTTATCTATGGCACATGTACATTTAGTGCCGACAACAGATAACTTGCAGAACTTGGGTTATAGTCTAAGTATGGCTAAAAAACCAATGAAAAAACCCAAGACTAAGAGACCTACAAAAAGAAAAGGATACTAGTTATGGATGACAAAGACATTAGTCCCTCTTACTACAAAGGTGAGGGCTTAGAGCTTTGTGATGTGTTGATTGCTTTTAAGTGTGATTTCCTTATGGGCAATGTGATTAAGTACGCAATTCGATACTCTGAGAAGGGAGAGAAGGGCGGCATAAAAGCACTACGCAAAGCTAAATGGTACATAGAGCGAATGATTGATGAAGAGTTAAAGCATGGAAAAATTGATGGCACGACCTACTAAATACAAAAAGGAAATGTGTGAGACTGTTATTGAGCTTATGAGAGAAGGCGCAAGTCAAGAAGAAGTGTGCGGACACCTTGATATTTCAAGGGAAACATTCTATCGATGGAAGGAAGAAAACCAAGAGTTTAGTGACACCGTAAAAAGGGGCATTCAATTGTCTCAGTCTTGGTGGGAAAGAGAAGGTCGAATAAGTCTGAGAGATAGAGAGTTTAATTACACAGGCTGGTACATGAATATGAAGAATCGATTCAAGTGGGCTGATAAGCAAGAAGTAAAGAATGAAGGGATCACGACTGTCATTGTGAAGTCAAAGATTCCACACTACCCAGGGGAACAGGACGAGCCAGGTTACGATGAAAGCTGAAGTAGATTTGGTTTACAATCCTCACAAGTATCAAGCAGAGATACATGAGAAGCTGAAACGATTCTCGGTATTAGTTTGTCATAGGCGTTTTGGTAAAACTTTTCTTGCGATTGCTACCTTGATTGATGCTGCCATATCAACTGATAGAGAAAACCTTCGGTTTGGATATGTGGCTCCCTTTCAGAAGCAAGCCAAGCAAGTAGCCTGGGATTATCTTAAACAGTTCGCATTACCTATTCATGGAACCATTGCGAATG